GGTAAAGCTGCGTCGTGCCAGTTTCCGCGATGTCGGACACGCCGATGCGCGGATTGATGCTTTTGAATGCCATGATGTCAGTTCCTTTCAGGTTGGTGCATCAATCGTCAAGCACGCCATTGAACTGAGCGCCCGAGCAAGTCAGGTTCCCAGCCCAGCCGATCAGCTTGACGATGGCGTCTTGGTTGACCGACTGACGGTCGCCACCAATCGGCACAAAGTTGCGGTCGCGGTGCGGGCGCAGGAAGATGTACTTGGTGTTCAGGAAGTACATCCGATCCGTTGCCAGTTGACCACCGATACCGCCATCCAGGAACACATCGCAGTTCAGGCCCGCGCCCATGTACTTCAGCGACGTGAAGCCAGCAGCTGCAGACGACTCCGAGGTAATGCGCTGGATGCTTTGCAGCGATTCCAGATACAGCCGGTAGTAGTCATTGCCCGCGACGATCATGTCAGGGCGATCCGTGCCGCGAACCAACTGCACAGCTACACGGTTCATGTAGCTCTGAATGTTGGCCGAGGTAGCAGCCGCGCCGCCGTCGGTCGTGCTATCGAACTTGACGTTTTGCCAGAACGACCACGTAGCCCGGTTGATGCCGCCATAGGTGCCGGAAGTCGGGGTGATCGACACCGCAGCCGCGAGGCCGGTGATGTCTTTGCCGCCGTTGCCGGTGCCATCGGAGTACACGCCCGCGCTGATCTGATTCATCAACTGCGCTTCAGCCACTTGGATGCGGCCTTCCAGCATGTCGATGATCTGCTCTTTGCCGCTGTTCTGCAGCATCTCGAAACCCGAGATCGACACGGCAGCAGCGTACTGCTTCATGTCGAACTGAGCCGCAGAGATGGGGCTATTCGGCGTGATGTCGATGACATCGTAGCCAGAGTACGAACCGGCGTTCAACGTGCTTGCATCGTTGTACATCAGTTCCTGCAGGATGACGTTACCGCCGCTGAATGGCTTGACGTTGCCGCGCTCGCGCAGCTTCATCAGCAGCGCATTGTTCTTGGTGACGGAATCCGCCAGCACCCCGGACCGCGATTGGATGGTCGTCGAGATGATGTCGGAAAGATTGGGACTAGCCATGATTCAGGTTCCTTCCTAATCGTTTGCAAAAGCCGCCGCGAGTTGATCCCGCAGTGACCCACTAGGAGCCGATGCACCACCGGAGCTAGGTGAACTTCCCTTGACACTGACTGCCGCAGTTCGTGCGCGTTGTGCCTGGGCCTGCTCTGCCGCTTTCCGTTGGGCGTCTGCCCGTTGCTGTTCGATCAGGGTTTGCCTGATGTCTGGACGCATCCAAACAGCCATGTCATACGCATCATTCAGCGATTTCGCCTTGCCTGATTGAAGCAAATCAGCCATATCGCCCCGCACTGCGTCTAAGTGCGGTTTGCCTTCACCGAAGGCGCGAATCTCAGTTTCAGCCTGCTCGCGCTGCTGCCGCTGAATGTCGCTTTCCCACATTTTATGTTGTTGCTCAAGGTTATGCAACTTCTGCATAAGGTACTGAGTCTGCGGATCAACCGGGGCGGGCTGCTGCACCTGGCCGATGTCAATGCCGTACTCTTGAGCCAGCCTGGCGAAGTAAGCCGCCTTCGTCGCCGGATCACCCGTGCGCAGGGTCTTATCCGCGTTCAGGAGCGCGTTAATCGCCGTGGGGGCATCTACTCCCAGGGTTTGCAGGTAATCCCGGTATGGCGTGACCGCGGCGTCATAGGCCCGCGCCCGTTCGCTGTGCGTCTTGAACTCTTGCACGCCTTTGTGGAAGTCGCCCTCTCGGCGTTCGGCTTCCAGCGCCAGGAGCCGCACTTCCTCTGCCGTCAGAGGTTCGCCCTTGTCCGCTTTCGCCCAGGCTGTTTGCGCTTCAGGCTTCCAGCTAGATGGCGGCTTACGAACCGGGACTTCTGGCGCAGCGTCAACGGGCGCTTCTACCGGCGTCTCTGTCGCCTTCGGTGCAAAGCGTCCGATTTCGTCGCGTGGCCGGTCGTCTGCGGGTTTCTCTACGACTTCCGGCGCTTCTACTTGCTCCGCTGGTTCCTCGTATGCCGATTCCAGCGCGGTACGAATATCCGTCATAAGGGTTTGCCTTATCTCTGAACTCTCCCCCCATGCCACCGGGAGAGGTTGCGGCGCTTCTCAGCGGTCGCGGGATGCTAGGTGGTTAGCGTTATTCGATACTCACCGGCAGGGGATGGAATCAGGCGTGATCGTGGCTGCCATCGCAGCAGGCGCCCCACACAGCCCGCTTGCCATCAACGCTCAAGATGTCGGCAAGGCCATCTCGCTCCAGTGCTTGCGCCTTTTCGTCGGATACAGAAGCCGTACCGCCGCGCACCCATTGCGCCACCGCCAGCGTTTGACCGTTCAGAGCTTCGCCAGCGGCAAAGTACACCGGGGCGCTTAGTTTGATTTGTGTTGTCATTTGCCGACTCCATAGCCAAGACGATGAGCCCACTCCGAAGGGGACACCGGCTCCAGATTTCCGGCCGCGATGTGAGGCGCAATGCACTCATCGAACAGGCGACGAAGTTGCCCCAGATACCACCACCCGCCAGTGCCAGATAGAGAGCCACCCGGAGGAGCAGGATTGCCGCCAGAGCCGGGCGGGTATTCCAAATCGACCGCACCGCCTGCCGTGGCCTCGTCTTGGATGTAGTGACCGTACAGCCAAATGTGTTCACCGCGTTCGACCGCCGCGTTGACTTTGGCAATGATCTGGCTCGTGGTGGTGGCAAAGCTGCCAGAGTCCCACACCCACGATCCGAAGTGCAGCGGGTTGTCCACGCCCATCTCGTCCACAAACACCATGCCGCCGCGAGTGCTGCGCCCATAAGCAATGCCAGCCTCGTCGCACACTGCCTGCAGGCAAGCCAGTTCGGGGACACTGTTGTTCGGGTAGGCAATAACGTGTGCGGCCTTACCCATACCGGCGCCGCGCTGCAGCCGCGCTGTGTCGGCCAACTCGTGAGCCAGCAGACGGCGGTTTTCTGTGGTGTCGGCGTTGAACACCTCGGCCAGGAACTGGTACAACTTGATGGTGCCGGTGGCTGATCCGCTGCCAGCCTCGGCCGTCACAAATGTGGCCTGCGTCGTGGTCGTAGCGGTCATCTCCTGCAAACCGTTGAAGCTGGCGGTTCCGCTGCCGATGATGCGGCTGCGGAACCGCTTGCCAATAGGGATGTTGTGCGCAGCAGGATAGGTCACCGTGGCGACAAGTGCGGCCCACGCGATGGTCACCGTCACCGTGCGCCCTACCTCCGTGGCTCCGTGGCTCCAGGTGTGATTCAGAACCTCCCACCCGAATTCATTCTGAAGCGTCACCATGCGATCCCAGCTAGTAGAGCCTGCGCTTACTGCCTCGTAAACATAAGTAAACGTACAATAACCAACTGCTCCAATTTGCTGGAAAAGCGGAGCCACTTTTTCAACAAAAATGTTGTCGCTGGCGTCCGACCCATTGGCGTCAAACCCCATGACCAGCAGCGGCTTTGCCTTGGCAGAACGGCGCGGGTTGTCGATGTAGGTGTTGACCCCGCTCATGTTGGTCATCTGGATCGAAAGGAACGTGATCGGGACCGACATATCGACGCCAGTTCCTGCGACCGTGCGGGACACGCCAAACGGCAAATTGCCGACCGACGCAACGCCCACGCTGTCGGCAGCACGCATCTTGAGCAGGTTCCACCCTTGCCGCAGGATGCTCGCGCCAAAGCCCCACTGCGAGTAGTTCGCGCCCAAAGACCCGCCGCCTTGGCTCAGATTGATGGCGATGAAGTAGGGAGTCCCGAAGTCGGAAAACTCGCTCACCTGCGAGTCGATGTAAATCGGGATCGTCAGCGACTGGTCATCGGGATCAAGCGTGATGCTGCGGTTCGGGAAACGAAGTTCGCTCAGGGTGTTGGCTGATGGCGTAGCCTTGCGCGTGTAGGTGCTGAAGCGCGATTTCTCATTCGACAGAGAATGCGCCATCGTCGTAACGCCGACCGTGACATTGGCCGCGCAAATGTCGTCGGCCTGCCGCCCGTATTTCGACAGCACAGAGTCTGCGGGCGGCGGGGGAGAATCGACAACAGGCGGAAATGCCTCTTGTGCTTCAAAATGAGGCTGCCCAATGCCCATCGTGTAATACTGTTTTCCGGTAGCCATTTCAATACCCCTTCCCGTTCATGATTTCTGCAATCGTGCGCTTCCGCGCTTCCCTTTCTGCCCGGTCGTCGCGTTTCTTCGGTTTTAGATGCGCGTCAATCTCGTTCCCAATCTCAATCAGGCCGTGGCGCTTCAAGTGTTCCTTGTGCTGCCTGCGCCCCGCAATCCATTCTCCTGTCGCCATCGACTTGTAGCCAGCAATGTCGGGGATAACGTATGTCGCATCCCCCCGGCGGGCGTGCATTTCCTGCGTCGCCTGCCAAGCCCGTTCGCCCTCTTCGCCTGAGAGCTTCCACATCTCTAGCCATTGCTCTTTTGTCATGCCATCAGCAACATCGCTTCGATGTCGTCCTCTTCCTCTGCCGCTTCAATCAACTGCTTGGCAATGAACCGCTGCAGTTGTACGTTTTCGCGTACCTCCGCATAGTTCACCTGTGGATACTTGCGCACCACTTCCGCCCGCACGACTTCCAGCACTTGCGGCGATTCCTTGACGATTTCCACCACTTCCGCAATCGTGGGCTTCTTTTCTTCACGCTTCTTCAGCTTTGCCCACTCGCGGGACCAGAAACCGTCATGCGTGTCTGTAGCCCCGCCTTCTACAGTCCCCGACGCCTGTGCCGTGTCGTTTGCGTTTGTTACCGCTGCCGTTCCGCTAACAGACCCCGCCCATCCACTAGCCGCAGCACTGTCGTTCGCATTGCTGTATGCGACCGTCCCCGTTACCGTTGTCGTGCCGCTGGCGCTGCTCGTATCGTTCGCGTTCGTCGTTGCACTGGTGCCAGTGACTGCGCCGCCCACAGAGCCGCTAGCCGTTGCCGTGTCGTTGGCATTGGTTGTCGCGGATGTCCCGACAACCGTTGTTGTTCCGCTTGCCGTGCTGGTGTCGTTGGCGTTCGTGGTGGCCGATGTGCCTGTGACAGAGCCGCCAGCATCAGACACAGGCACCCATATGGGGCGAGGGGCGTAGACACAGTTCGGATTGCCCGAATACTCAACGACCTCCGATGCTGTCAGGCACCGATTCCACGCCCTGCCGTTGTAGATGGTGGCCGATGGCGAATTTGTACCAGAACTGTGCTTGTTACCAAGAACTGCGTACCGACCCGCCGGGGTTGTTGATACGCCCGCCGGGCGAGCCGTCGAGCCAGCCAAAACGCCAGCGCGATAAAAGTAGATATTCGTGCCGTCGTGCGCAAAAACAATTGTGCGGACGATGCCATCAATGTCAAACGCAACACCTGTGTTCCAGTCTGCCGTTTCCCCCCACCAATAGTAGTTATTCAGGTAGTTGAGGATGGCGCGGCACTGGCCTGTGGAACTTCCCGTAAGAGACGTCCCGCTATAAAACAACCCGAAGCCGAAAATGTGTGACAGAGAGACGTTTGCCGTTGCTGACAGAGTTACAGCAATTGTCCAAGGAGCGGTAGCTGCAAGCGGTCCATCGACCAACAGACGGCGGTCAACTAGCGCCCCCGTGGTGTTGTTGCCTATCCCGGCTGGCCCGGGGGCAAGAGGTGGAAGACCCGTACCGCCGTAGTTGTTTGCTGGGACCAGTACGCCGTTGACGTATCCAAAATTGCGGTCGATGCTGACGAAGATGCCTCGCCCGATGCCGGACTGGCGAATTGGAGCCGCAGCCTGCGGTTGCTTGCTCCGCTGCTTTGGATATTCAAGCACGCGGCACCGCCTTACACGGACTTCACGCTATGGGGTCGCCACTTCAGCGTGTTGCCAGATGATGGTAGCGTTACATTTCCACGGTTGCGGCAGGCAAGTTTGTATTTGCCGTTTGGCAGTTCGATGTCGCGCAAGATCGCCCGCTGCGCCGCCGTGGTTCCCGTAGTCGGCATGGCCCCCACAAAGAACGGGTTATTTTCCTGCTCGTCGCTGGTCCCATTGCCGGTCCAGGTCGGGTAGTTCGTGCCGTCAACACAAGGGATTAGGTACAGCTCAACACCCGAATCCGTGCCAGTGAATGCTGCGCTGCCAAGCACCAACTCGAAATCCGCGAACATATACAGGTCCGTGCTGTTGTCGATCTCGTCCGACAAGTCGGTGAACTCATTGTCCGTGAGCGAGTCCAGCGACTGGCCCGATGTCCAAACAACTGAAGTCGCCGATGCAAAGTAGCCTGTGCGCTTGAGGTCAGCCATACACGGCCTCCGTGACTTGTTCGCGGGTGATCGGGTCAGCCGTCAGCGCCATCGCCCGCAGGCCGGCTACCTCCTCGGCTGTCAGCACGCCGCCGGCGCCAAGCTGCGCCAGCAGGCCCTGCGTGGCCGGGCTGCCGATGTCCAAACCCTCGGCCTGCGCCAGGAACTTCAAGGCGCGCTTCACGATGCTGGCCAAGGGGTGCCCGCTGACGGCGAAGGTCTCCAGCTTGGTGAGCAGCGCATCCGCCGCGATCGGCCCGCCAGGAAACCGCTCCAGCACGCCGCGCTCACTGGCGAAGTGGCTGGCGACCTTGGTGCGCCCAGTGGACAGGGCGCGCGCAACCGCGTCCACATTGCCCTCGGCCTGCAGCGCCTGGAGTTCGGAAGATGCGGCAATGGCCGCACGAATTTCAGTAGGTGTCATGGTGTCCTCGCCCTCACAATCTGCTCGGCCCGGGCGACTTCAGCCAGGTGGTGATACTGGCAGTGGCCGCCGGGTCGGCGCTGCCACATGAACAACAGGTCGATGACCGGTCGCGCGACAACCCCGAAGACCCGCCCCGTGCACCACGCGCGCCACGCGCGAGAGGACAGCGTCTCGTGGTGCCACCCGCGCAGCAGCGCGTTGCACAGGCAGTCCCACGCCAGCGCGATCTCGCGCCACCACGAGTATTCGTCACCCGGCAGTTCACGCGGTGCCAAGTTCATGCTCAACTCTGGGTGATGCGTCCGATGCCCGACGCGTTGAACGTGATCGTCAGCGACCCGGTCACCAACGAAATCGCGCCGGTCGTCGACAGTTCCATCACGGATTCCCTTCTGTAATGGTGAAGCTGGTCACACTCACCGGCTGGCCGCTCACAATGCTGGTCGTCGTCAGGTTCAAGTCACTGCCAGAAGTCCCTACATTGCCATCCAGAACAAACGTCCCGCCCGAGGTGACGATGCGAAACCATGTCGCCGTGCCCGTAGCGTTGGCGCTGCTGTCCTGCGTAATGCTGCCAAGCGTCAGAACACCGCTAGAAGCGCCCGCAGCGAACGGGGTGCCGCAGGTAAGTTCCGCCAGGAGCGTCGTCGCAGTGCCGCCTGTAGCGGGCCTGGAGCCGTCGTAGATGCGCAGCAGCGCAGCATTGCCCGCAGCCGTGGTGATTGCGTCAAGCATCGTGTTGCGCAAAGTCGTTGCATATGCCAGTGCCATTTACAGTCCTTCCACACGGCCATCAGCGCCGCGCTTGATTGGTTTCACCACGCCGCCACGGTTCACGCCCGTAGCCCGCCCTGTCTTGGGGTCGCGCTCGATCTTGATCGGTGCACTCATGTAATCCTTGATTTCCATGATCTGATCTGCAAGGGTCTTGACCGACTCAACCACAGGCGACAAATCAACCTTTTCAGATTCCTCGCGCTCTGTTTCGCGTTGTTCGCGTTCCGCCTCTCGCTGTCCTTCCGCATTGAACTTCTCAGCCTCAAAGCCTCGCGCCTCTTTGGCTTGTTCGTCCTGCATCTGCGCGATCTGCAGCCGGACTTGCGCGTCCAAATCAGCCTTGTATTTAGCCCGCTCAGTCTCTGCTGTTTGCTTCATCGCCTCGATTTCCGTGGCGTGCTGCATCTTCAACTGTTCAACTTGGCCGGACGCCTGCACCTTGAATTGCTCAATCTGCGCGGTCGCTTGCACTTTTCCTTGCTCCGCTTGCTGGCGCATCTGCTCCAGTTGCATCGCGGCTTGCGCCTTGATCTGCTCAGGATCGGGCGGCGGCGGTGCCGGAGGCTTCGGGGCCTTCAGCTTGGCAATGGCTTCATCAAACGCCGCTTCCATCGGACGCCCGCCCTTGAATGCACGCACGCCAAACAGCAGCATTTCGCCAATCAGCGGGGCCATGTCGGGCACAGCTTGGGCAACCGGCAGCGATTTCTCCATGAACGTGCCCACAGCCGTCAGGAACTCCACGCGGCTTTCCTTTTCGCCCGCTTCGTCCATCTCGACCAGCGAATCCGACGCCACCTCGATGCGGAACGAACGGATAGGCTCAGACTTCAGCAACTGGACAGCAGCCGGTGCGTATTGCGCGTCCATCGTCCCCATAACACCGGACATCTCAATGAGCTGCTCCGGCGAATACAGGTCAGCCATCAGTTGCGCCTTGATCCGCAGCATCGCCGATGTGAACTCGGCCACATCAATCTGTAGACGCTTCAGCCGCAGGCTTGCATATTGGCTCTTGATCTGCTGCGCCGTCGCAGTCTCGGACGCAACGCTAGACCCACGGATGATGTCGGATAGGCCGGTCACATCGTAGATAACCTGTTTCGCCTGCTCCCGCGCCACATAGCACTCATTCAGCGCCTTGACCACCATGTCAATGGGCAGGAAATCGACCGTGCCCTTAAGCCCGCCCTTTTCCCCAAACGCTGCCCAAGTGTCCACAGGGATCAGCGTGTTATCGATGCCCTCGGTCAGCATGCGCCCGATGGCCGTCTGTGTGGCGTCGTAAACCCCCACCACCTTGACAGCCGCCACCAGCATGGAAATACGCTGCGTCAACCTGTCCAGTTCCTCGGCCTGATCCTGATACAGCGCGTAATCAGGGATTGGGACTAGCGTATCGGTCGTCTGCGTGGCGTATAGAGGTTTCGGACACGGCCAGAAGCCATCCAGCCCATACGGGTCAGTCTTGTGATCCAGCAGCGTGAAATAGCCTTCAGCGACCCAATAAACGCACTTGCTGGACTTGTCCCAAATCTCCCAAACCGGCGCTTTCTTCAGCGATTCAATGTCGGACTGTGAACTGCCCTGGTTCTTCAGGTCGTCAATGCCGATGGGCTCATGCGTGAGAGGAACGTCTTTGAAGTCCTCGCCAAACCGCTCCAACCCCTCGCCACGCGACATATAGACACGCCGCGCCACCCAAGTAACTTCCTCCCAATTGCGAGCCGGGGAACAACGGAAGTCTTTCCAGAAAACGTAATCGACTGGAGTCTTACCCTGCTCCGGCCCAGACCGTCCGTCAGCCAGCACCACAGGCGCAGTCTCAAACCGCGCCCAGGTCGTGCCGCGTCCTGGCAGAAGCCTATCCAGCACAGCGCCACGCGCAGCCGCGTCAAACTCGCCGTAGTGGTCAATCTCAAACTGCAGCGCACGCTCTAGGATGACTGAGGCAGTCCGGCCTACAGGGTCTTGATCCTTCCAGCGCCGCTCGACCTGCGCCCTTGGCGTCTTGCCGTACAGGGCTGGCAGCATCGTCTGCACGTTGCTCCACAGGATGTTGTATCGCTTTTCCCCCGCCCTAGCGTACTCGGTGCGCTCATCCCGATACCGCTTGACGATGCGGTCGCCGCGCTTCACCCATTTCTCATCCTCGCGCTTGGCAAGCCGCAGCGCATCCAGCCACTTGCGGGCCTCGTCTACGGGGTTTTTGTCGTCCGTCATGGCGTCACCGTGCAGGCCACAGCGCCATTAGCCGCAAACGGCAGACCGTTGGAATAGGTCGCCATCGAGCCGGTGGAGATACACAGCGCCCCCGTGCTAGACAGCGGGATGCCGTTGCAATATTGAGTGTTGGCCGGTAGCCCTGCCGTGGCGTCCACGTAGACAACCTGCCCCGTGTTGCTCATCAGCAAGCCATTGTTGAACTGCGCCACGCCCGATGTAGCCGCCCGAGCCAAAGGCGTGCCCGCCGACACCCTGATGCCGTTCTGATATGCATCAGACGCATCTACCGCCGCGCTAGTCAGCTGGATTTTGTCGCCAGACAGTGGGAAAAGGCTCATTAGTACCGCTCCGTCCGTTTGTGGGATTCGGCCCAAAGGGTTTCTAGAGGCGCGGTTATTATTCTACCAGATTGTCCTTTTATAGCAAAAAGATCCTGTTTTTCCTCTGTTTTTGGTTTTTCATGCTGCCAACTGACGGCCAGCATGCGAAAAGCATCAGCGCAGTGGGACGTGTGATCGTGTCTCGGCTTGTCCCGGAAAGCCTTCCGGTCCTCATCCCATTCCCGCTGATACTGCTTAAGAAGTTCCGTTGCCTCATATGTTGCAGTGCGGTCAAACCAGCATCTAGGGAGCATCAGCCGCGCAGCCTGGATGCCGTCTTGCACCGACAAGCCTGGAACAATCGCCATCTTGGACGGCCCGCCTAGCTCTGCGCCTAGCTGCTCGATGATGGATCGACCGCCGCTTGCCAGCGTCTTTGCCCGTGCGTCGTGCGGTAGCCAGTGCTTTTCATATCTATACGGCTTTTGCATGACAACGCTGGCATAGTCAGGGATGGACAGTCCCGAGCCTGCGTAATAGTCAATCAGGTGTATCTCGGACTGGATCACCTGATAGAACCAGATGGCCGTATCGTCGTGATAGCCCAAGTCCCAGGCCGTGAACACCGGAAACGCTTTGTCCCACGGCACATCGGTAAGCCTGCCTGCGTCCTCTGCCTCGCGCATCTCCCGCCCGTAGTAAGCCCCGAGAATCGCCGCTTCAAAGCTGCATTCAAACTCTTGGTCATACTGGTCGGTTGTCATGTTCCGCGCAGCATCGGCAAGCTCAGTAGCGGGCAGCAGTCCGCTTGTGCTGGCCCTGACGGTCGCGCAGAACCACGATTCATGGCTCTGAGCTGTGCGCCAGATGTCGTAGAAGGCGTTATGCCCCTTCGGCGTGCCGATGAACACCGCCCAGCCCTCGCGGTCTGCAAGCAATGGACGGATGATTTCGCCCCACACTCGCGGGCGCATGTCGGCGTACTCGTCAAGTATTACGCCGTCTAGGTACAGCCCGCG